CCTGAACGCCCGCCGGGACGCCCGGTGGGAAGCACAGGTTGACTTCTTGGGTACGGCGCTGGAAGAGGTCGGCACGGTCGGAGACGCTGCGAAGCTGGTCGACCGGATGAACCAGCTCCTGGGCGCGAAGGACAACGACTCAGAACTGAACCTGTCACTGGCCCGAGCGATGGGCACTGAAAGCTGGGATACGGCCCTAGTAGGGCACTACATCCGCAACGGCGGTTCCACCGCCAAGGCGGCCTTGCTCCATGCGGCCGAGAACCAGCTCCCGCTGACCCATCCGGAAGTGCTCAAGAGGTTGGACTTCGGGCAGGGCGCGGATAGCCTGCCTCCGTCGCAGCGACTGAACGAGCGGTTCATCGATCTGATGGACAAGGTCAAGGAGTGGGAGGCCAACCCGGCCAACGCCCAGCTCGTGGCCCAGATTCGCAAGGAAGGCGAGACGCCCGAGGAGCGGCGTCGTCTGACCGCCGAGCAGGCCCTGATCAACTCGGCCGACGTGGCATTCTACGAGGATGAGATGGGCTCCATGCCGTCCTACGAGGCTCGCCGCCTGCAGGCCCAGTACGCTGCGAACGCGAGCGGCTGGGACCTTGCGATGACGGTTGTCGGGGCCGGACGAATCGGAGAGGTGCAGGGCATGTCTCCGGAAGAGCGCCGGACGGCCATCGCCAACGAAACATTGGCGGAGCTACGGGCGGACGAGCAGGCCATCAGGGAAGACCAGGCGAAGAGTACGGTCGGCAAGGCGAACACCGAGGCCGGACGTATCGTATCCGGCTTGAACGTCAGCTACGAAGCGGCCTCACGCACGGTGCAGCAATCCTACCAGCTTGCACGACAGCAGCTTGGTCCGGACGCTACACAGGAACAGATCGACGTGCGGGTCCAGGCTCTGGTCACCGCGTACATCAACACGTACAAGCAGTAGGGGCAACAAACAATGGCAGCCAACCGTGACACCGATCCGCGCGAGAACGCGCCGGTCGACACCGACGCGGTCGACATCAAGGGGCTCACGCCTCCTCCGGGCATGGAAGCCGATCTCGACATCAGCGGGCTGGCCCCGCCGGAACCGCAGGCACAGCCGCAGCAACAGAGTACGTTCGCACAGCAGGGCGACATGTACGAAGGCTACCCGGCAGATGTCGAGCAGGCCCTTAAGCGATCGGCCGAGTTCGTTCGGGGCGAGTTCGGCGACGAGGTGGCTGACGCCATCACGAAGCCCGGTGCCTCCCTCGACTCGCTACCTGACGGCGTGACGATCGAGGATGTATGGGACGCAGTCGAGCCAGTGATGAGCGAGGACTTGCCGGCGTGGCAAGCTGCTTCGGAGTTCCGCGCGCAGTACGCCGAGCAGGGCGGTAACCCCGATGCCCTGAACTGGAACTACCTCCGGGCGATGGCTACCTTCATGGGCGAGCAGGCGGCTGGCGACACCGAGGCTGTCTCTGCCAACCTGGCTGAAGCCCGGTCGTGGTGGGGCAAGCTGAAGGGATCGTTCGCCAACCGGGCTTCGACTGTGATGCAGCACCCAGACTTTCAGGTCGGCTTGCAGACCCTAGACTTCTTTACTTGGATAAACAAGAAGACCAAGCTAGCGTTCGTGCCGCGTTCCGAGCGTGCCGAGGTCGAGCAGCGCGTACTGCCGCACGTCACACTGGACGACGGCAGCTCCTATCAGGTCGCTACCGGCCAGGCCATCGAGAACCTTTGGGGCCGTGCCTGGGGCGCGAACACGCAGCTCAACGGATGGGCTGTCGAGAACATCGGCAAGCTCCTGGGCAGCGAGACATTGCAGGAAGTTGGCCGGGCCTCCAAGCAGCGTGGCGGAGAACAGCGGGCTCGTGCGTCCGAGAACATCAGTGAGGTGGCGTCCTTGATGGGCGATCACCTCTCGTGGACCGAGGTCGTCGAGCGTAACGACCCCGCTACCTTCGTGGACGTTGCTCGCGTCCAGATGCTAGCAGTGCCCGGCGAAGAGTGGGACCGTATTCGCGAAGAGGTGAAGGCCGCTGACTCCATCGACCCGCTGCTAGCCTTCTTGCAGCATCAGCCCGGAGGCACGGCTGTCATGCAGTCCTGGGCCATTACGGACGGTGTTGCGGAGCTGGCCCTTGACCCTTCGCTGATTGCTGGCGAGGCGCTTGCGAAGGCTCCTGCGGCGGTGCAGGCTGCGACGAGGCTGCGCAATCCGGCCAAGAACGTCGCGATCACGTCGAAGGTTGCTAGGGAGACCAGACGCTTCGAGGACGCACAGGAGGCGGTGAACGCTGCCAAGTACCACGTCAAGCGCGTGGAGCAGCAAAGCGCCGAAGTGGCGGCTCGCAACGGCGGGCAGATCACGCGCGAGCAGGCGATCAATCTCTCGAACGCTCGCCGGCAGTTGGCCAACGAAGAGTCGTGGATGGCGCGGCGGAGTCAGGATGCCGGGAAGAACGATGTGATCATCCCGCGTGCGCGTCGCACGAACCCGGATCATCCCAGCATCAACACGCGAACGACCGAGCAGTACGTCGACAGCTACCATGTGGCTGGCGGCACGACCACTCCGGAGTACACCGAGCGCTCTATCTCCAAGGTGCAGGAGACGATCGGCCAGATCCAGAAGGAGATGGCTGCTACTTCCAGTGCCAGGGACACCAAAGTTGCGGCGTCGCTAAAGAGTCAGATCGACGAGATCGCTGCTGAGATGGAGTCGATTCGTGGCCGGGCGATTGGTGTCGAGTCGCGAGGCGGCAAGCTGTACGGCTCTGCCCGCGAGAAGGTCAAGGATCTGCAGGACCTTCGCGTCAAGCTGAACAAGGTGCGCAAGCGGCTGGACGAGGCCGGACCGGAGCGCGAAGTCAACCCTGCATGGGCTCGCCTCGAACAGCGGATGGAAGACGCGATCTCCAGCTTGGAGGGGCTGCGTGCGAAAGAGGGCCTGACCATCGAGCACGGGGCACGCGTCGAGATGCCTGCTACGCGCCAGGTTGGTCGGCCCGTTGACGAGGTAGCGCGAGAGCTGCACGAGATGCGGGTCAAGGAGCTAGGCCGAGACGCAGATCGCATCATGCCTCGCACGGACCAGACAGAGGGCTTGCCGCTTTTCGGCATGGACGATACCGAGCAGGCTGGCGATGCCCTGAACCACGTCGTGCGGACAGGAGGCGTGGGTATTGACGACGTGTGGCTGCACCAACCCAACCCTCTGCACCAGACCCTTCCGGAAGGATTCGGAGGGGCTGACTCGGCGATGGGCTTGATTGACTGGCGAGCACTGGACCAGGCGAACGACATCACGAAGACGGAACGGCAGTTCATGTCCAGTGGTGCGTCGAAGCAGTACGAGATGGGCTACAGCACGCGCCGTAGCCTGCACCGGCAGCTCGACATCGCGAAGCGGAACCTGGGAGCGGCCAGGCAGCGTGGCGACAAGGTGGCCATCGAGGCTGCGGAGGGCCATGTCACGTCGGCGAAGAACGCTATCCGTGCGGTCAAGGACGACAAGACCATCATGGCTGCGGACAAGAAGTTCGACTCCGTAGCTTGGCTGGGCGGGGAGACCCCGGGGATCCAGTCCGACCCTGGCCGGTTCTCCTCCATGCTGGAGAAGTTCGGGGACATGGCGCTGGAGACGGCGTACCCGGGCGGCTTCGGCATCCGCCGCTTGCAGCAGTCACGCTTCGGACAGGCGTTCATCCCGTTCCGTGAGCCTCAGCGGTTCTACGAGACGTTTGCGCCTGACACCTGGGACCGGGTCTCTTCGGGGATGCACCGGTACCACGGGCAGACGCAGGCGTGGAACGAGCGCCTGATCCATCACGGCCAGCAGGCCGGCATTTTGAAGAAGCGGAGCAAGTGGGATCCGCGCAGCCATTTCAGTCCGTACGAGGTTGACGAGGTGAAGAACGAATTGCTCTTCGACCTGCTCGACACGCGGACTGACACCGATAAGTTCGCGGAGCTGGCAGCCAAGGCCGACCCGAAGCTGCTGGAGTTCCACGACGACCTTCGCCGGCAGATGGACCACTGGGCCGACCTCCAGGGTATCGGCAAGGGGCCTGACTCGCCGCGCTACCTGTCAGGGTACATGCGGCACGCGGTCACGGCCGACCAGTTCGCTGGCGGAGCCCGGCCGCTGGAGTACATCGGGGTTCCGAAGAACGCGGACGTCTTCGTGTCACACCTCATGCCACGGCGTGGGACCGCGAACGTCCGCAAGGATGCGATGGCCGTACTGGACCTCTACGGCAGGGCGGCTAGCCGCAAGATCCATGTCGAGCCGATCTTCGACGACATCATCGCGACCGGTACGGAGCTGGCCGAGCAGTACAAGAACCCGCAGATGGTGCAGTACGCCAACGATCTGGTGTCGGAACTGTCCGGCAAGCCGACGCCGTGGATGGCGCGGATCGACCAGTTCATGGGCTGGGCTCACGACAGTATGCCCTCGAAGCTGCGCGGCGGCAAGACCTGGGAGCCGGGCGCGATCGACCGTTCGCTGACGGGCCTGAGCGGCCTGCTGTGGGCGGGTATGCTGCCGGGCAACATGCGGTACGGGCCGATGGCTATCGCCACTGGCATCGCTACCACGAGCGGCAGGTACGGGCTGTTCCGGACGGCCCGAGGGTTGTTCGCGCAGGCTACCCGCGAAGGCCAGGCTGTCGCGCGTGCGTCCGGCACGTACGATGAGTTCCTGAACATCTTCGAGTCTGACAAGATGCGGAAGTTCAGCAAGCTCATGGCGGAGAAGGGCTACACGTTCAGCCCGATGGGCGTCATGTCGACGGGGCAGGCGGAGGAGTTCATCCGCGGGATGACCTTCCACGCTGCGGTCGATATGCACATGACGAAGATGGGGATCTCGACGTGGGCGGAGGCGGCCAAGCTTGGGTACGCCCAGCGGATTGCCTTCGAGGCGATGCGTTCCGCGACCGAGGTCAACCACATGTTCGGTGCCCTTGGGCGTTCCCCGATGCTGACTCGCGGAGTGTTCCAGTCGAAGGGCATCGCGACGTCGACGACCCAGTTCCTGAGCTTCATGCCGAAGCAGACCGAGGAGCTGTTGTCGCAGGCAAACCGGAACCCGGGCTACATCGCTCGCTACATGGCGATGTCCGGTGCCATCTGCCGGGTCGCTGCGGAAACGGGCGGTGTCGACATGACCAACTACGTCGGCCTGGCATACGGGCCGCAGGTTCCGTCCGATCTCCAGTCGCCGGCCATGAGTGCGCTCCTAGATGTGGTCGGAGTGGTCGCCTCCGTGAGCGACAACGATCGAGTCGAGACGGCACGGCATGGCCGGTCGCTTCTCGACAACCTCGACAACCTGATCCCGATGATGGTACTGGCGGAAGGCGTCACCCGTGGGGCCGAGCGCCTGACGACCGGGAAGAGCACGTCGATGGCCGGCAACCTCAACCGAGAGCTGGACATGGGCGAGTTCGACATCTCGAACATCACGCTGGAAGGCATCGGGTCAGCGATGGGGCCGGCTGGCCTCAACACCCCGGACGTCACGTTCCCTACGGCGGGCGGAGACTTCTTCCCTTCGCTGTTCGGGCAGCAGGCGATCCGGGACAAACTTCACCGCCGCGGCATGGAAGCGATCGACGACAAGATCGACCGGTACATGTTCGACGCTCAGGTGAAGATTGGCGAACTGCAAGACGCGCTGATGGCAGACGATCCTGCCACGGCGCAAGAGGTACTCGACATCTTGCGTACAGATTACGGGCTGATCATCGACCCCAAGCGGGCACTTGAAAGCCGCATCTATTCGCAGAACGTCGGGGCAGTCTTCCGAAGACTGGTAAACCGTGCATCGAAGCAGCAGAAGGCGGAAGTCTACGAAGAGGCAAAGAGGCACGGAATAGTCATTGAATGAGGTTGTGATGGCAGGTACAGAATCAACTCGCAAAGAAGTCATGAAGTGGCTGGCCATTGCAACGGCCATCGCTGGAGTCGGGGCCATGACGGCCCTGACCCAGAACTACTCATACTCCAAAGCCGAGTCAGACAGGGCCCATGACGCGATCATGGAGCTACACGAGAAGGACGTCGATCGCTTGTACGATGGCCTCGACGCAATCCAACAGAACGTGGACTGGCTAGTACGCCAGCAGGGTGGCGAGCCAGTACGCAGTGAGGAAGAGGACCGCTAGTGGCCAGCTTCGAGACTGCTATCGAACAGGTGCTCGCCCACGAGGGCGGGTACGTCAATCATCCGAACGACCCCGGGGGAGAGACCAAGTACGGCATCAGCCGGAAGGCTTACCCCGGGCTCGACATCAAGAACCTCACAGTAGAGGAAGCAGCGGAGATCTACCGCCGAGACTTCTGGGAGCCGATTCAAGGGGAAGCCGTTCAGTCGCAGGACGTGGCTGCGAACCTGCTCGACTACGCCGTCAATGCCGGTGTGAAGCGAGCGTCGCGCACGATCCAGCTACTGACAGGTGCCGCACAGGACGGACGCATCGGACCCAGGACCTTGGAAGCGATCAACTCGCAGGACGGATTGAACTTGAACCTTCGGCTGTCCCTGTCTCGTGTGGAGTTCTACACGGAACTGGCAGCGCGGCGGTCGGAGTTCCGTGCGTTCCTCGTGGGGTGGATCCGGAGGGCTCTGAGCTTCCGGTAGGACGCCAATGGACGACCTGTGGAAAGACCGTACGCCCGAGAACACGCCGTTGATCGCCGTCAACTGGAGAGACATCCGCGCCGTCAGTAGGTGGGACGACGACGAAGAAGAGGTGAGGCCGGCCCGTAAGCTGATCACTGCCGGCTTCCTTCTCTACGAAGGGCCGGACCCAGAAGAGCTGGAAGCCGACATCCTCGTCATCGCCGAGACTTGGGACGGAGAGGAAGAAGGCTGGTACGGGATCACATGCTTCCCGAAAGAGGTGATCAAGTGAGAGGATACCGCAAGCTGCTCGTTGCGGGTGTGGTTATCGCGTGCGCGACGTTCACCCCGTTGAACGAAAACCAGGCTGATGTGCTCTTGGGCGTACTCTACGCCACGATGGGAGCCAACGCAGCCGTACACGTAGGGAGTGCGATCAGTGGAGCCGCTGCTGTACGCCGTGATGGGAGCGCTGGCAGTGGCAGCGGCGCTCCTAGGATTCCAGAAGAGAAGTGATGCAAAGGATGAAGAGCGTGTCCAGCGAAAGCACTTGGCAGAGGAGACTCGGAAAGCCCGGGAAGACTCTGCCCGAAAGCGGGATGCGATTGCTTCTGAGGCTGCTGATCGGCGTGATCGCGCTGTGGCTGATCATGGCGCCAACCGTGACAGCCGGTCAGACGACCGACGCGCCGAACTCCTCAACCGCATCCGGCAACGTCGTCGAGCTGTCAAACGCGGAGGCAGATAGCCTTCTCGATCTGATCGACGATCAGGATCTACGCATCAGGCTACTGGAGGTTGACCTCTGGGAAGCTCGCGCCTTCGCTCGTAACGACAGCACGCTAGCCGCCAGGCGGTTGGAGCTGACGGAGCAGGCGTATGAGCGGATGCTCGATGCGTACAAGGAAGACAGAGACAACTGGGTCGAGCGACTGGTGAAGCAGCCGCTGGTCTGGTTCGGTCTCGGTGTCTGGCTGGCTGGCCAGGCACAGTAAAGTCCATCGGGGCCGGCGGGTCAGGGCCCTGCCACCCTCCCTGCCCGCCGTGCCTCGATGGCGCGAACTTGAACTAGAACGCCCAGCCGATGGCGAGCACGATCAACACGATCGGCACCGCACTGAGGATGGCGAACCCGAACAGCGCGGCCCAGACTCTCCAGGGCCTGACTTTCTTGATGGTCTGTTCAAGATCCTCGATGAATTCGTCTTCCTTCGTTGACATTAGTCCCTCCATGCCAAGTAGAGATCGGAACTGTGCATGACCTCGATCAGCACAGGGTCCGGTTCGTCCCCATCGTTCAGGTCCACTTCCATGATGATGGGGTTGTACTTCGTGAACGTCACACGATCGCCGATGGTCATACCGGCGACGGGATCCTCCGCGTCACCAGGGTTGCAGCCCTGCCCCACCACAACGACGCGGCCTCGAATCGGCTTCCTCCGGGCTTCATCCGGAATGATGATGCCGCTCTTGGTCTGTTCCTCTTCGGGATCCCGAATGACGCCCACCCGGTCTCCGTACAGGATGACTCCGCTCGCGATCAGGCGAGCACCGATCTTCTTGATGTCTTCTCTCTGGCTCACTTTACTCTCCCTGAAAATCCGGCCCATGGAGCAGTGCCTTCGTTGGGTCCAGCGTAGACGTGGCGTACCTCACTGGCGTTGAGATCATGAAAAGGTAGTCGTGTAGACGACCTCGCCACTCGCCAGGTACCCAGGCTATGCGCCCAGGCATCGGCAAGTGCCTCCTTCGTGGCCAACGTAGTCTTGAAGTCAGCGAAGGGCGATACCGCTGTCGGCTTTTCCTTCCTGCCGACGCCGGCCAGCGCCTTCGACGTGATCGGGTTGATCTCGGTGACCCAGCACTCATCAAGTAGCCCGGCCAGCATATGGAAGATCCCGCTCTCGATCTCTTGGAAGAGGCGGAACTGCTTCGCGTACCCCACCGGGTTTCTCTTGAGGATCGGGTACTCGATCGCAATGTCCACCTCCGTGATCTCGTAGTGCGTGACCCAGTCGATCAACTGGTTCAGGATGGTGCCGGCCAGGGCCACGACACGGGGCAGGTCCTCGTCGCCGGGCGGGCTCTTGAACGTAGCCCACGCCACAGGCACGAGGTCCCGCTGGTCGTTCTCTTGCGACAACACCAGCCCTGTCTCTGTCAGACCAGGGTCAACCCCTATGGCCCAGCGGTTAGGTGCGGCCACGGCGGATCACCTCCCGGAGTACCCAGCCCGCGATCCCCGCTACGATCGTAACGGAGATGAGCGCCAGGCCCGGCTGACTAAGCTGGATCTGGACTACGAGATCGGGGACGTATGCGAGTTGGTTAGGATTCATCGAACCTTTCCTTCTCCCGCTCCTTGATCTGCAGCACCTTCCGGAGCATGACCTCGAAGCGCCCGTCCGCATGAACACCGCGGTCATCGACGTAGGCCAATCCGATTGGCTTGCCGTTGTTCCCCGAGTCGATCGCGTGGTACGGGATGTTGTACTTGTGGAGCCAGCGTGCGACCTTCTCGATCGACGCGGCCCTCTCTTCTTCGGTGTAGACCTCCGGCGAGCAGCGACTGGTGAGGATCACCGGCTGCAGATCACGGGAGACCAGGGCCTTCATGAACTTGCGTGCGCCAGGCAGAGGCGGGCCAAGGTCCGGGTAGGAGAACCGGCAGAGCGTCCCGTCGAAGTCGACGTAGACGACCTTACCCTTCTCCCTGAACTTCTGCCACTTCTCTTGCGGCGTCAACTGGTTCCGGGTCATCGAGCAGACTCTCCTCTCCTGTGCCAGAGATCTGGCACCGGTCGAGGTCCGACTTCACGAGCACCTGCGGGCGGCCTGTGCCGTCGCGCTGCTTGAGTACGCCGATCCTCATCTGGTTGTTCTCTGCCTCGCCGCGACTCTGGTTCAGGGCGAGAATGATGTCGGGATGCTTGGCGATGTCCCAGCTCTCCGACAGGTGTTCGAGGGTGATCGTGTCGACAGCACTGCCGGCACGGTTGATCTGCCAGGCGGTCAGGATCGGGACGCCCAGCGCCACAGCAGAGGCCCGGAGTTCCTTCTCGATCTGCCCGTAGACGAACCGCATCTCACGACGTTGGTAGTTGCCGGAGCGATTCGGTACCATCAGCTCAAGGTAGTCGACGACGACGAGGTCGATGTCGATCCCTCTGCTGCGCATCTGCCGCACCAGACCCTTGATGTCAGACGGTGCCACGCCGGCATCGTTGTAGCTCCAGTCCTTGATCCAGACCCCTCCTCCAGCAGCCTGGATCTCCTTGCGTGCAGCAGCCACGGCCTTCGGCCGCTCCGCCAGTTCGCGTCGCTTGAGCCCCGTCCATGCACTGTCGTACCGGCGGTTCACCCGAGTTGCATTGACTTCGAGTGTGACGTGGAGGACTCGACGGCCTTCCTTCGCTGCTCGCGCTCCAACTGCGCAGAGGTACGAAGTCTTACCACGAGAGGGAGGCGCAACAAATACAAGCAACTCTCCCGCAGCAACACCACCGCCAAGCACACGATCGAGTTCGCTCCCAAGACCCAGAGAAGAAATAGCTGGTCGATCGTCAGCTTCTCCCGGTAGTGCTCCATGAACAGCGTCGAGGACCGACGTGTGGATTCCCTCACCGACTTCCACTGCTCTGTCAACGAGAGCCTTAGTATGTTGGACGTCAAGCGAGTCGTCCCCGAGCCGCTTCGCGATGTCCGTTGCGACCCTGGCGAGGAGTTCTCGCTGGGCGAATCGCTGGACTGAACTTCGGAGGACAGCATCCTCCACCTCCTGGGCGTTCTCGACTGCCGTCACCACGTCACACAGTTCCTGTGCTCGCTCGCTGCTCTTGCGATACGTGGACACGATGTCGAGACGCACGGCCTCCGGCGACAAGTCCCCCTCCGCCTTGCCGTGCAGATTCTTGATGTGAGCGTACACGGCCTGAACGTTCGTGTTCATCAGGACGTCTTCGCTGACGATCTCTGCGTACTCGGACCAGCCGGCCTTCGTCAGCAGGGCCCGCAGCACAAGCGCTTGCAGGCTGTCCATATCAGCTCCTCACAGGCAGGTTGAGCACCTTCTCCGTAGACTGGAGCAGGCCGAGGGTGTCGCCGCTGGCAGCCTGGACGATAGCGTCCCAGTCTGTCCAGTAGTCGAGGTCGTGCTCGCTCTGGTCGCTCCCGTGGGCCACGTCGCCCGGGTCCCCGATGCGGAAGACCTTGACCAGCTCCACCTCGTAGCGGTCCGGGTCCAGATCGCGCAGGGCGTACGCCTCGTTCTCGAAGCGCAGGTCGTCGACCACGATCCGAATGTCCCGTGTCCCGTCCTGCACCTCCCACGCGAGGCTGGTCAGGAACTCGTCGACCCAGTGGTTCTGATCGAGCGCCCTCTTCGCTTGCCCGTACTTCTGCATGAGCGCCCGCATCCAGTCGGGCTTCTGCTCGACGGCCCACTCCGGGAACCCCATCGCCCTGATGTCCTGCTTGATCGGACCGGCGAACGTGAGGTGTGTGTAGCCGTGGTGCTTGATCAAATGCTGCGCGATCGTGGACTTGCCGCTACGCATCCGCCCGCTCAGGGCCGTCACTCTCACCATCATGGTACTCCATCATCTGGGGTCCGGGGTACAGGTAGACGGGCTCCAAGCCCTTCTTCCTGCGCTCGTCTGCACCGTGGCACATCCACCGGAAGTCACAGTACGAGCACTGCTTGCTCTTGGCTGCGAACTCTGGCTTCGGCCCCTCCTCCGCACCGAGGCGAGACTTGATGAACGCGAAGCGCTGCAGCCGTTCGTGGAAGTAGGCCGGATCGAACGGGATGTAGACTCCCGTGCGCTCTCCGGTCTCCGGGTTGTGGAAGCCTAGCGTGCCAGTGGCCCTGTCCTTCACGAGCAGGTACCCGAGGTCGTAGCCGAAGATCCCCATGCTCACTTGGATCTGGGCGTAATACTCCGGCTTCTTCTCCTTGATGTACTCCAGCACGCCCTTGTGCCCGCCGTCGATGAACGCCTGGTTCATCCACTTGTAGGCCCAGGCTCCCATGCCCTTGACCTCCAAGAGCGCTCGCCCCTGCGGCGTGTTGAGTGAGCCGTCCGCTCGACCGGACAGAGTGACCTCGACCTTCTTGCCGTTGAGGTCGACGGTGAAATCCTTCTGGCCAGCCAGGGTCTCGACGCCGGGGGTGCCGTCGCCAGCGTACTTGACGTGGCCGACCTCGACGCCCGCCTGGTTCAGCAGGTCGCGCGTGATGTCGTGGTCCAGATCCCCCATGATGCCGTACATCGCGCCGACAGCGTCACGAGGCTTGGGTCTGGTACCCTTGAGCCGATACCAGATCTGCCTCATGCAGTTAGCTGACTCACTAGGGCGGAAGCGAACAGGCGGCGGAGAGAAACTCCGGGCCTCGTTCAGTTTCTGCTCCGTCATGAGATCGTACAGATGCTGGACTGGGTCCTTCTTGAGATCCATGATACCTCCAGGGGCGAGCCCGAAGGCCCGCCCCGATGCTGCAGTCTACAGGCCGAACTCGTCCTGCATCTGCTCCCAGTCGATCTCGTCAGCGTAGGTGAACTGCGCCGCCGACTTCTGCTGCTCGCGAGTGAAGACGCGCAGGTTCAGCGCACCCCACATGTCCTCGATGAAGTCGTTGTCCCAGCCGGGGTAGACTTCGTCGAGGCTGACCTGCTCGCCAGTGCGGTCGACGCGATACTTGGTGTTGACACCGGTGCCGGAGCGGGAGATCAGGATGTCCTGCCCCTTCTCGATGTCCGTGTAGTCCGGCTGCCCCATCATCTCCATGTTGGCGAGAAGCTGGGCCAGGTCCTCGTGCGCGGTCTTGGGCAGGCCGAGGATCTTCGGCTTGCCGTACTTCCACGTACCGTCGTTCTGCTTCTCGGCCACGAGCACTTGGTAGTTGTACCGGATGGACGGCTTCATGGCCTTGGCGATCTTCTTGTGAGTCTTGTCGCCGGAGCGATCGAGGCCCTTGATCAGATCGCAGATGTAGCAATCGGTGTGCCCCTCCGCACCGTGCTCTTCCAGGCAAGCCAGTGCCATGCCCTTGGAGCCGCCGTCCTCCGTCTCTTCCTTGAGCTTGAAATGAGACACCGTGGTGTAGGTCAGGATGCCTTCGGGATGGTTGGTCGGGAGGAAGCGCACGCGCATCGTGGCGTTCTCATCGACCTTGACGAAGATGTCCTTGGACTTGGTCGCGCTCAGGTTGGCCTGAACGTTCGGCTTCTGCAGGGTACTGCGGTCGAGTCCCATGTGTGGTCTCCTTGGCTATGCGGGCGTGTACTCTTGTACGTCTGCCCAGTTGTCGCCGATCTCCACGTCGGAGTGCAGCGGTACGTTCATGTCCTTGACTCCGTAGTCTCGGACCAGCAAGCACGCACTCTCCATCGAGCGTCGTGCCAGTTCAGCGATGATGTCGATCTCGTCCGGATGGACATCGAACACCATCGAGTCATGCACCTGCTTGATCAGCTTGGACTTGAGCCCCTGCTTGATCAGCTCACGATGCACGAAGATCATCGAAGCGTACGTCACACAGACAGCCGTGCTCTGTACGTTGGTGTTAAAGGACTGTCGCTGGACAGTCCAACCCTCCGGCGAGTCCCATTGATCGGGCTTGGTGAATCGTCGGACGAATCCGAACGGGGTCTTCACCCGAAGGTCGGCACGCACATCGGCGTGCGTCTTCTGGATGTAGTCCCGCAGACCAGTGAAGGTCTCGAAGTAGTCGTCGATCATGATCTGCGCTGCCCGCTTGGAGATCTTGAGATCCTGGGCCAGCTTCTTCGCTCCACCTCCGTAGAGAATCAGGAAGGTCCTGTGCTTGCAGGACTGTCGCTCTTCCTTGGTCACCTCATCCTTGCTGAGCAGGATCTTCGCCATCGAGGTGTGGATGTCCTCACCCGAAGCGATAGCTGCCAGCATCTTCTCATCTTGACTCAGCCACGCCGCAATGCGGATCTCAATCTGTGACTGATCTGCCTCAATGATCTTCCCGCCAGGGAAGCGGCTAACGACCTGCTTCTTGATCGAAAGCTCTGGATCATCGTTGTCTTTGCGAGGTGCATTCTGATCATTAGGAGCTTGCGATGAAAGACGATACGTCTCCACCACGTCAGGTCGGTACGTGGGATGTACATAGGACTTGCCTCCGTGTACAACAGCATACTTTTCCCTGACCCCCTTGATGAACGTAGAATGGCGCGTCCGATACTTTCGGAACTCCAAGATGTGCGGGATGACGGGGTGCTTGTCTTTCTCCCGCTCCAGCACTGCCCGGCTGGTGTTCGCTTCTTCGTCTTCTTCATCGCCAACTGCCCTAGTCCAATCGCGTTTGGTCAGCTTGATGTTAGGCACCGCTTCCTTGAGGGCCTTGGCCAACTGCGTCGGCGAGTTTGGGTTGATAGGCCCAAGG